ATTTTTTTTTCAAAAAAAGTTCAGCCTGGGTGGCTGAACTTCAATACATTATCTACCAAGAATGATCGCCATTCGTTCTTATTGGTATCTACAACTCTAATAGCACCAATAGTTTGATCAACTCCATTCCAGTTATCACTGTCGGATTTAGGCATGATCTCCTTGGGAATAAGGTCTTCTTTAAGTGTGCATGACATATCTCTTTGTTCGCCATTCTTTTTAATAAAGCTGACCTCGCATACTCCGTTACGAAGAAATTCTAGCATTTCGCCTCTGGTATATATTCCGCTCATTTGTTCTCCTTTAACATAAGTGGTGTATTACAATAGGAGTCAATATAGTCTCCATTTGATTGGTACTTACGTGTGACGACCTCTTTTACTAGGTTACCATCTTTCATTCTGTAAGTAGTCAATTCCTGTTCAATCACGCCTTCTTTTGAACCTTTAAAGGCTGAGTAAAATGGTCCATCTGTCATCAGCTTCTCCTCATTTGAGCGTAGGCTTTGGCGTCATCGCCGCGGCCAACGGGGACAGTGTTTGATTTGTGCATTGTGGCAAGTCCTGTGACATAGGTTCCGGTATAGACGTTTCGAGTTTTCTTTCCCTGGATGGCTGTGATGCGATCCGACGTTGGGATTGTTGAACGGTTTTCTGTATAATCCGGAATACTGTAGCCACTATGTTTCTCCTTATTCTTAAGTTGAGATGGATGCACACCCATCTTTTTAAGCCAAGCATCGTGTTCAGCCTGAGCTTTTTGCCAGCCAGGCTGCTTTGGTTGCTTGCGTTTTTTGGTGTTGAGGTTATACATACCTCTCACTAAATGCATAGTCATATTAGTTCCAACCTTCATCTGACTCGTAGTGGTTTTGATCGGCCAAACGAGCCCCATAGTGTTTTTCAAGATATTGTGGACCATCTGTCCACTGATTAATATTGTGATAATCGTTATCAACAATACCTTCTTTTTTAAGCTGTCTTTCAAGGGCTTTTTCTTCCTTGATAATTTCAGCATCACGTTTAGCTTCAAGCTGCCTTTTTTGCCAAACCTGTTTGATAAGGTTATGACGCTTTGTGTATTCAAGATCAGTCATTCCAGCAACTTGAGATTTACGAATTTTCATAGTTAGTCCTTCCATAATTATTTAATGTATACATTATAACACATTTTCAAGCGATTGTAAAGGACTTTTTTCAATTATTTTGAATTTTTTTTAGCTCATCTAATTCTTTTTGAGCTGCAACATACTTATCCATATAGTAATGTTTTTCTTTTTCGAGCTCTGCAATGGTATGTTTATAAGTATCTTCTATTGACATATGTACAGCTCCCGGCCGGTCATTAGGTGATTTGTAAGCAGATAATGGAATACCAAAGCTTGACCTTGCTTCTTCGTATTCACGTTCTTTTAATTTTTCTGGCATTTTTCCTCCTAATAAGTGAGCAGTTTTATCGTCATGCTCAGGACTACTTCTTAAATCGCAGAGCTCCCGTATTAATGAGAGGTGCCAGCTTTCTAATGAAGGCGCTGTATACCTACCTAGGTCTTAAATTTTACCCCGTTCTAGGCTTAACCGCGTTAACTTACCGCTCGGGTTCTCCTTTGTTTGAGGTAAATTCGGCGTAATTGCCAGGCTTTCCTCGTTGGCCTATCTTGGCAGGAGATTAAGGAATTGAACCCTATCTTACTGGGTTGGAACCAGCCGTGCTACCGTAACACTTATCTCCTTTAATTTTGTAAGTATATTATATCACACTTTTTTGAGATTGTAAACCCTTTTTATTTAAAAAATGCGATATAAATTAAAAGACCGATTATGAACAACTTACCATAATCTAAATCAGCAGCGGTTCCTTCACCGTACTTCTTTTTGAAGTCATCAATTAATTTCATTCGTGTTCTCCTCCTTTGTCATTAGGGTCTAATTTAATTTTTTTTCCATTCCACCACATAGATCTACTTCTACTTGGTGTTGAAGTTGGAAAGTCTACAAAAAATGTTGGGCGCCTTTTAGCCGTTTCAAAAGTAGCTACAGTCACCACAATACCTGCTAGCAGTAGGGCATGGGCTATCATACTGACGCCCATAACCCAGAAACTACCAACCCACATGCTAAATATGATACACCACATCCAAGCAAGGACTTGAAATACTAGATGTCTCACATTAGTGTCCGGAATATGTCTCAACGGATTTATTTCCGCATTCATAACACCGTTCCAGCTATCATAAACAAATTGTCTCATATTAATATTCTCCAGATATTCCTAGCCATGCGCTAAATCCAAATACTTCCATAATCATAAAAGTAAAGAACATGATAACCATAGCCCACATAATGAGTTTACCATTAAAATTAGATGCAGCTAATTTGATAGCAAGAATTTCGTTGCCAAAAAATCTTAGCATAAGTTCAAATTCATTCTCATCATTTTTTACTTCAACGGCTTTTTTAGTTTCTTCTGCCATAAGTACTCCTATTGCTTTTCGCTTACGTACCTGTATAGTTCGTTAGCCTTAGCAATAATATCATCAGGGCGATACATATTTGGCACATATTTTTCATATGCATCTTTTACGCTCTGACGGCTTTCCTGTGCTTGGTCCATCATTCTATACATTAAATCTTGTTGTAAGTGAAATGTTTGATCGGCCATTTCTTTAGCCATTTTTAAAGTTTCGAGTCTGATCTCGTAAGGGTTTTTAGACATATTGTCCTCCTGTGTGTGTTAAGTTATGTGAGGGGATTCTGTTTCCAAGCTCCCCTCGGGCTCATTAGATTACGCAGCTTGTGCGTATTCTACAGGTGCAAAGTTATCGTTTGCATTTACAAGTTTGCGACTATTACGCGTTCGCCTCCGACAATCTCCACTCATCTATACACTACCTGTCGATCCTAGTTCGCCCCCATCATAAGCACACCAACCAGGCCGAGTTGGATAAGAGTTACGTTTTTACTTGTCGCTACCAAGTAGGAGGCCTTGACTCCCTGTGCTTATGGTGGAGGCGGCGGGTACCGCCCCCGCGTCCAGTTTAGCTTTCAATTTGCTTCATCAATTGCAAATTTATTTATATCTAGTCGATTTTAACTGACTCAACAGTTCTTATAAGCCGACTAGTTAAGGTTTCAGTGTTCATACAAAACCCATCTTCATAGGTCGTAATCACAAATTTTTCTTTCAAAGGCTCAGGTGGAGGTGGCACATAATATCCGGTTACAATATTGCAAAAGATAATAAAAGCCGTCCAACTACCTATGAAAAGAAACCATCCCATTAGAAGTTCTCCATAGCCTTCTTTGCTGTTTCATTATCTGAACTATTGAAAGTGTTTGTAACAACATTTCGATTAGTTGGATCAATGGACATCTGAATAAAAGTTCTATAGAACATTCCATCCATAATAACCATACGATGTTCAACTACATAATCTGATACATCGATATTCTTGAAACCAGATTTTGCTAGCTTAGTAGACCTTCTTGTAGAAAGAGACTGTCCACCTTTGCCATTATCAGTAACATAAGTTTTGACTTCAGCTGAAGAACGGGCTGCAATCTTGTCTGCCAAACCGACTTTAGCTTCATGCATTGCCTTATCTATTGAGAACTGCATGTCGTCCGAATGTCCTGTTCCGACAGCGTAGATGTTATCCTGTGTATCTTCTGGCACACTGAGAAACCAACTTGGAACGTCCATACCTCCTACTTTGATAGGTGGTTGCTTGTCTTTGCCACTGAATGGCAGGGAACTACAAGCACTCAAAGAGAGTGCTGCAATTACTGGTATGATATAACCTTTCATAACTACCTCGTTTAAAAGTTAAAATCGTAAAACTTGATTGGCTCATCAGCCAACTTGTAACGATTTCCATATTTGTCTTTCCAACCATTTTTGCCCAAACGGATACGAAAAACAGAGTTTGCAGGATTGGAAGTGATCTTCCACTTCTGCTCATTTTGATTCGATGTGTTACCAAAGAATCCACCAGGATGAAATTCACGTTTCCAAGGGAGTGCCTCGGTATCCATATAGCGAATTTCCATAGTTTTTTCAGATATTACCTTTACGACTTCACAAGGTGAAACATCTGAGTAACCGAACTGATTAGCGTAATTCATATTTTTTCCTTCCTTTTTCATTTTGTACATATATTATAACACAGTTTTTTGCGATTGTAAACAAAAAAATGCACTTTTTTCAAACTTTTTTTCGTATAAATAGTTAAAAGAATGACGAGGATGTCGATGAAACGAAAATTCGCCAGACCCAAGGTGAGTTCACCTTCACCGACGAACTGGAAAAGAAAGACGTATAAAAGTCCTGTTAAGATGAAAGGACCAACCCGTTGGGTGAAGTCCAAGATTGAGAGAAATGGAAAAGAATACGAAATAAACCGCCTCGTTAGCGATGAATGAACGGGTGCCTTTATAGTATTGTTAGAGTATCAACAATTAAACTTAGAGGAACCTAATGATAGATCCGTTTACAGCCATCACGGCTGCTACCACCGCATTTAAAACAGTACAAAAGTTTGTGCAAGCTGGGCAGGATTTCGAGAATACTGTTGGCCAAATGGGCAAATGGTATACTGCAGTCTCTGACTTTCGAAAAGGTCAGCAAATGCAGAAGAATCCACCACTCTTTAAGAAGCTGTTTAATGCAGGTTCTGTAGAGGAAGAAGCTCTTGCGCTGTTGATGCACGAAAAGAAAATTGCTGAACAAGAAAAGGAGCTAAGAACTATATTAAACTTTAGATATGGATATGGCACTTGGGATGAACTTACTGAAATGAGACGTAAGATTGCAAAAAAGAGACAAGAAACAATTTATAAACAAGCACAAATGAGAAAAGATTTTATTGAGTTGCTATCTATTGTTGGATTAATAATAGTTTTAGCATGTATCATAGGTGCTTGTGTTTATTGGGCGATGGACTATAAAGGTCTAATCTAATGATGGTACATGCATTTATGCTTGTAGTCGTTTTGGGAACTGGTGAATTTAGAAGAGAACAGCCGAATCCAATGTTCTTTTATTCGATTGATAGATGCCAATATTTTGCTAAACGTATACCAAGGCAATATGGCAATTATAGTTATTCATCTCGTGTAGACCCAAAGGATAGAATTACAGCTTACTGTAAGCCCGTTTATATAAAAGACAATAAAGGAATATATGATTAATGACTTATCTATTTGTGATATTAACTCTTGCTGGATTAACTGCATTCATAATATGGATAGCTCTTATTGAAGATAAAATAGAGTTTGAAGCTCAAAAAGCTGCAGATGAGGCCTGCAAAGAAATGGAAGAACGATGTCAAAGGATTAAATGGAAATATCGTTCACTAAAATCAAAACTGGAGACTAACACATGATCGAATCAATAATAGCAACAATAGTTGGATCATTTATGTATGACAATATAGACTTTTTTAAGACTATGAAAGAGCAAAGAGCAGATGGATATGAGTGGGTGTATAAACCAAAAACTCATAATCCAGAAGTTCCTGCAATAACAATCGAACACCCAGTAACAAAAGACAAAAAAGTGATCTGGGTACTGGAGGACAAAGATGGAAGGTGATGTACAAGCCGGAATAGAATTTATCTATCATATGCGAGAACACCTTATAGATATAGGTATAGCAACTGCATACGGTATAGTAGTTTATTCTATGATCTTATGGCTTAAGAGCAAACTAACTAAATGCAATTGCGGTTGTAGACACTGTTGTAAATAATTGGAGGATTTGAATGGCCCCACGTAATCACAAAAAATGGTTAGCTACGCCAAAAGTAGAATATATCAGTAGCGAATGTTATAACAATCACGAAATATTTGAACAAGAAATTAAAGACATTTTTAGTAAGGTATGGGTTCCTGTATGTCACTTAAGTGAAATGGATATGACAGGTTCTTATAGGACTACACAAATTGCATTTAAAAATGTGATTGTTATTAGATTCGGTAGTGGTCAAGTTAAAGCATTTGAAAACGATTCTGTAACTAAACCAGCAGGACATGATATGGCTCTTTGTTATCATGCACTTAAGTGGAAAGAACTTCCTTGTGAGATTAAACATGGCGGCATGGTATGGGTTACATTAGATACATCAACTTCAATGACAGTAGATCAGTGGACTGCAGGAGCATTTGATTGTATTGAAGATGCTATTGACACTGAAGAAATGGAAGTATTCCATTATCATAAAGCTGTCATAGATACTAATTATAAGTTGTGGCATGATACAAACTCGGAATTCTACCACGACTTTATGCACTACTTTAACCGAGTGTCAGGATTCAACGATGAATACTTTGCTAGAAAAAATATTCCTTTTGATAATGGTCATGTCAATGTTAGCAGTTTCACTGTTAATTATGAGGAATACGACGGGTTTGAAGACCGCGGTGAACTCTCATTCCCCAATTTACCACCGAACCAGTGGTACATGGTTGACCTCTTCCCAGGATTTAACTTTAACCTCCGTGGTAGTGCATATCGCAGTGACTCAGTAACACCACTTGGACCAAATAAAGTTATGATTGAGTTTAGAGGATATGGACTAAAAAAAGATACGCCTGAAGAAAGGCAAACAAGAATTAAGCATCACAATTCTATATGGGGACCTTTTGGTCGCAATTTACATGAAGATTTGATTGGTGTGGCAGGACAGGGTACCACAATGAGAGAAGGTACTGAAACCAGACGTATACTACATGGAAGACACGAAAATGGAACTATTCATGATGAAGTAGGAATGCGTCATTACTATGCAGCTTGGGGAAACATGTTAGGTGTAAATCCTGAACAGCCGTTAGCAGCTTAAGGAGAATAGAATGTACGAATATAGATGTACAGTTGTAAAGATTATTGATGGTGATACTGTAGATGTTGATATTGATCTGGGCTTTGGCGTATGGCTGAAAAAAGAACGTATCAGAATGTTTGGTATTGATACACCTGAGTCACGTACACGTGATCTAGAAGAAAAGAAGTTTGGTCTTGCTGCAAAGCAATTTCTGACTGATATGCTTGATGATGAAGGTGGTATTATTCTGAAAACTCAGAAAGATAAAGAAGGTAAGTTTGGTAGAATCCTAGGTGAACTATGGAGAACTACCAATTATGCTGACAAATCTATTAACCAATATATGATTGAAAAGCATCATGCCGTTGAATATCATGGGCAATCAAAAGAAGAAATTGCCGAACAACATATAGCTAATCGGCAATTGGTAAGTTTTCTTTAAAGAAGTTTGTGAGCCTCGTCAGTAGTTTCAGTAACTCTTCGAGTCCAACCTTTACCAAAGGTTTCAAAAGTACTTAGACTTTCATAGTACTCTTGTCTTTTGTCTTGGTATGCATCAATAGTAGCTTCTAGTCCTTCAACAGAAATATAAGCCTCTAAAGTTTTTAGTGTGTTGGGTCCAATTCCACCATCTACTGTGGTTCCAATAATAGATTGAATAAATTTAGCTGCACGTCCTGTTCCAGCATTTACACCAAAGTCAAAAATACATAGATCCAAACCAGATGGAAGATTGTCACCTTTTACACGATCCCAATAATTTTTCTTGTAGATAGGTGCAACATCTTCAAATTGAAGGTCTTTCATTTCTTTTGGCGCAAGGTCTTCAGTTATACACCATTCGTCGTAAACTCTCTTTGTAACACCCATGTTGGTTTCCCCGCCTGGATCTTTAGGATGGTTTACATATCCACCTTCATGATGGAGTATTAATTCTAAACATTTTTTATAGTTTTCAGCTGCCATAGTTTGTCCTTAGTTTTGTGGTTGTGTCGGGTTTAATTAATGTAATGTCTTTGCCAGCACCAAGTACGCATGCTTGTTCTGCTGTCATTTCAATAAGAGTCCAAGTACCTGTTTTTGGATTTACACCCAATATCATTTGCACTTGGAAACCAGGACCATTTGGCTGTACCGCTAGGCCAGTACCTGTGACCATAGGTTTTTCACCATACTGTTCTGGTATCTTGATAATTTCATCTGGTTTACCACATTGTATTGGCTTATGAGCCCAAAATACTTGTGGCGAATCTATATTTTCATGCTCAGCTGATGCGCTTAATGGCATTAAAAATAAGATTGCTATAAGTAAACGTTTCATGACGCTTCCGCTTTCTTTTTACCGGCACCATTAGGATTTCCCCAAACCTGCCACGCAGGAACTTTAATATACATTTTATTGGTTTCGGCTTTATTTGGATTTCTAATAGTAAGAACTACATTCTTACCTTTCTTCCAAGCTGCTTGCTGATCCAGAATTTGTCTAAATGGTTGGGCCTCATCTCTCATTTTTCTAGCACCATTTGCTATTTTTTGATTAATGCTGGGCCTTTCACCTTTAGATGTTTGACTGGTCCTTGATTTTTTCTTACCCATTCTTATAGATCTCCTGAATAAAGTTTTCAAACGCCTCGACTTTTTCTAGTCTTTTTGGCCAATAGATATAGTCTTTCTCAGGATTAGCTTTAAGATTATTCAATAGGGGTTGTATAGCATTATAAAGTTTTTCAAGCTGTTCTTGAGTCGTGCTTGCTAGTTGTTCAGCATCTGCTGCTGAACTTTGAGAAGTCCTAACGGCTTCTAGCTCGTCTTCCGTGACAGCTGTAAATCCAAAGTCAAATATATCATTCATACAGTTATTTATACTCGTTCATCTTTCGGTTTAACTGACGAAGCAATGCCATGGCAGTTCTTTGCCAAAAGTCAAAAGCCCATGAACCTTCATCACATCGGTTCATGGCAGTATAACAATTATCAATTCTCTGCTCAGTTAACTGAATTTCACTAGTAGTTATTATAGAACGATTGATCGCGTCTGTCATAAATATAGACATCTATCTCTCCTGCATTTTTTATGCCACCAATTAAGTTTCCACCCCAGTCATAACTTGGACCATTTTTTACGAGTGGTTTTCTTAATGCAGCACGAATTCTTTTTTTATTATTGAATGCATCAGTTTTATTTAACAATGATACATTTTTTTTCAAATGTTCAAACATTAACATATCGATTGGATCTTGCGTATTGTAAGTTCCAACATATGATTTACTTTGACGATTAGGCTTGATATGCATTTTCAATCTCCTTGAATAGGTATTCTTCAATATCATCTTGGTCACATTGGAAGAGAATACCAATTCCTCCAGCTTGTTCCCACCTTTTGATGTTATCAATTTTGTCATCAATAAGGATGTTTGGTTTACCAGTAAGTCTGTTAACTGCATACTTATGTTTATTTGAAGTGAAGATACAGTTTTCTACCTCTGGCATAAAACCTTTATCTTCAAGCCATCTACGTTTCCAGTAAGCTGAGTTGTTGTGATCACCTCTTAGTGGAGATGAACATATTCCCCAGTTACTATCACCGGCTGTTTTCTTTACAAACCTAACAATTTCACTTGAAAGACAAACTCCGTGATCGCCAATTTCACCGTTACGATCTTCACGGAATGTTGGTAGTTTATAAAACCAATCTGTACCAACTAGATCAGCCAAGGCTTTTTCTTTTTGCTTGATTGATTTCCAATGTTTAACATTATTTGCTTTAGCAAAAGCACCGAAGAAGTTAGCGATTACTCCATCCATGTCAAGGTATATATTCATATTCTTCATTTTACCTCCATGCAACCGGCTGGTAAGCCTTCGGTTGCGCAAGGATCTTCGATATAACCTACTAAGAGGATACAAGCTATGATAGCTGTGATTGCAAAAAATTCTTTCATTATATAACCTCCACTTTGTCGAATCCGGCTGATGCGACGATTACCTGTTCGGTTTCGTTTACAAGAATATCACCAACTGAGATGCTATGCATCGAATCCAATCGATTGATATCGCCTTCAGGACCAATGTTGCCAATCTCAAAAGCTTTGTTGAAGTTGCTTGTTGCGATATTAGCTACATGGACATAAAGGTCTTTATTTTTAACTGGATCAAAGCCTTCGCCAATTCCCATACCATAGGTAAAAGAACAATGTGGGAAGATTGCTTTTTGATCTTTGATTTGATAAACTTTAATCATGGTTTTTCCTTCCTTTTCCATTTTATAGATATATTATATCATAAAAATTCAATATTGTAAAGGAAAAAATGCAAAAAAATTGAAAAAAGATTCCAATGAAATCAATCACTTAACAAAAAACTTTATTTTTTTTTTATACGGCGAATGATTCACCACAACCGCAGGACGCAGTCGCATTAGGATTAACCACCTTCAGATAGGAACCACCTAGTTCTGTAACGTAGTCTACTGTACAGCCGATGACAAACATTTCAGCAACTGGATCTACTACTAAGTTTCCAGTTGTGGGTTCCTTGTCAGTCATTTCCCATATGTAAGTAAAGCCGGAACAGCCACCACCTTTAACAGATAGCATTACATTTGGCTGTCCGACTTTCTTTAAATATTCTTGAGCTTCTTCAGTAATTGTGATCATATAGTATATATAAGAGTTTGGCTGTTGGGGCAGGACTCGAACCTGCACGCATTTCAGCACACGAGAAACAATCGTGCGTGTCTACCAATTCCACCACCCAACAATTTGATTAGTATGGGCCGTCGTATTTTTCGAGAGCTGCAATCATTCTTGTCATGCCAATTCCTCCACCTACACGTGGAAAGAAGTCAAATTTTAAAAACTCTTCTAATTCAGCTTCTACACG